CCTAGCCAAGCAACAGATGCACAAGAAGTAGCAGATGACAGACGAACCCAACTACCTGAGGGAGCATTTGTCCTAAACGCATCTTCTGTAGAGTTTGCGGGTGAACAAGACATATCCAAGATGCTACTCGACGCACACGAAGAAGCAATCCGCAGGGGTGCGGTATCACAGGGTACATCAGTAGATGCTACTCGTAAGATGATTGACGTTGCGATATCTCGCGGTGAAGTTGTTGTAGCCCCTTACATGGTGAAGATTATTGGTCTTGACCGCTTAGAAAAAATAAACAAGCGTGGCATTAGGGATACTGAGCGTAAGATAGAAGAGAATGGGCAGCAGGTTCAGGGGGCAGCAAAAGGTAAACTTATAAATACTTACAGGGGAGAACCTCTAGACTCTGATGAGGTAGATTTCACAGTTGATTATGGTTACGGAAAAGAAGACGTAGGAAAATTTCATACTCCTGACATAAACAGGGCAAAAAGTTACGTCAATACTCCCTTTGTAGAAAAAGGTAATAGAGTAATTAAAAGTAGAAAAGTAACTGTGGATGAATTGTTTGATGGTGTTAAAGACGCGTGGAAAACACACGCCAAACAAAACACAGACTATTTTGCAAGAATGCCAAAATCTGAATTAAAGAAAAATATAGATTTTATCGACACTTTAAAAGAAGAAGTTAAGAGTGGTAAAGGACGTTCTATAAACGATATAGCAATTTTTATTCAAGAACAAGTATTTCACGATGATAAATCTAAGATAAATTTTATAGAAACATTTAAAAACGACCCGAAAAGTGCATTTAAGTTAGCAGGTAGGGCCATGACTAAAATAGCTACTAAGATGACACCACCAATTGCTATTTTAGAAATGGCGGTAGGGGCATTTGCACCCACCACCGTTGCCGATGCAACTCTGCAGGGAGAGAATGGTCAGGAACTAGAAGGCGCGGCTATAAGACGTTCTTTTCTAAGGGGTGGATTTTTAGATTCTGCTGTTGGGCTTGACTCTCCCACCCTAACTAGTCCTCAGGGGACTGAAGATATTCCTCTACCTGACAATAGTGGTATGTCTAAAAACAACAATATGTACTTTGATTACAGGTTTGGGGACATTAAGGATGCTATACGTCAGGTAGAAATTAAAGGATTTGAAGACCAACCTTACATATTTACTGGTGTAAAAAAGAAGGGTGGTAAAGCTTCATCTGCATTCGGACCTATGCAAATTACCTCATCAACATTACGTGATTTGAAAGAGCGTAGTGGCGATTACGAAATGTTTTCTGATGATATAAAAGATTACGTAGAAAAACTTATTCAACAGGGTGACGATAAGGTGAACCTAGAATTGTATGGCAGTGTTTACAGAGATGAAAAAAGACAGACAATAGGCAAGGATGCGAGAAACAAATTAAAAGGCTACGGGGCAGGAATTATACCTATCGACGACCATGAAAAATATTATGAAGTAGTTTCTGACGCTACCCTCAAACAAAAATTACTCGACCACGGCACACTAGAGGAAGCTCTATCTTCTTACGGAGAAGGTATGGAGTACGCTAGTAAAGTGTTAAAAGGTTTGGGTATTTCCAAGAATTAGTCAGCTACCCGTACTACGGCCCTGACATAACCGAAGCGGCTACCTACAGCCAAGTAGCCCCGCATTATGAGGTAAATAAATGGCAAAAGTAAAAGGCCACAGAGCCAATAAACCTAACGACTCTTTCGGAACTATAAATAATGAAAATTTATACCGTGGAAATTATAAGGATGAAGTATACAAAGATGAAGAAGATACTACAGAAAATGTTGAAGCTTCCTCAGACGATAATCAACCTGACCCTGCAACAAATGCAGCTACTCAGGATGCAAATAGCTTTGTCAGTAAACCAGACTCTTCTGAGCCTGAACACGACTATAAAAAACGTTATGACGACCTTAAAAAACACTATGACAGCAAAGTTTCAGACTTTAAAGAAGAGCTTTCGTCTCTTCGTAAAACGATGGAAGAACGCGCTGTTGAAATGCCTAGGGGAGTAACACCACCAAGGACTCAAGAAGAACTTCAAGAGTTTAAGGAACGTTACCCTGATGTATTTGAAGTAGTGCAAACGGTTGCGTCTATGCAGACGGAATCACAGGTGTCACAGCTTCGGCAGGAAATAGGCACTATCAAGGAACGAGAAAAGGAACTAGAAAAGCAGAAAGCGTACGAAGAACTGCTACGGTTGCACTCAGACTTTGATGAGCTTAAATCTTCAAAAGAGTTTTTAACATGGCTCGAAGAACAGCCAAAAACAATTGCTGAAGGTATCTATAAAAACAGTACTGATGCAAAATGGGCTGCTCGTGTAGTGGACCTTTATAAGGCCGATACTGGTCTTAACAAACCAACAAAGAAGAGACAGCCAAGTGCGGCAGATGCCGTTACAAAAACACCTGTCAGGGATGTCCGTACAGACTCTAATAGTGGAAAACGTACATTCAAATCTTCAGAAATCGTCAAGATGAAACCTTGGGAGTTTGAACAGATGGAATCTGAATTAGACGCTGCAAGGGCTGAGGGGCGAATAGACTTTAACTCCTAAAAACCTCAAAAAGAGACAAGGAAGGAACTAGAACATGGCGTTCACTACTTCTTCTGGATATGGAAACTTACCTAGTGGTAACTTTGCACCAGAAATTTTTAGCCAAAAGGTTCTCAAGTTTTTCCGTCGTGCTTCGGTTGTAGAAGATATTACTAACACCGATTACGCTGGCGAAATTGAAAATTTTGGCGATACTGTTCGTGTCATTAAAGAGCCTACAGTAACTGTGTCATCATATCAGCGTGGTTCAGTGGTTAATCCACAGGATTTAGCTGATGACCAAATCACTATGGTTGTTGACCAAGCAAACGCATTTGCGTTTAAGATTGACGATATTGAAGAGCGTCAGTCTCACGTTAACTTTGAAGCATTGGCTACATCTTCAGGTGCATTCGCTCTGAAGCGTAAGTACGATGCAACAGTCTTGCAAGCAATCTCAGACGGTGCAGGTATTGCCGCGTCTGCTGTTTCTGGCACGACTCTAACCACAACTGCCGCGGCAGGCGACATTGGTACAGCTAACGCTCCTATCAACGTTGAAACAGATGATAACGGCATCAACATGATGTTAGCTATGGCTCGTCTACTAGACGACCAATCTGTGCCTGAAGAAAACCGTTGGTTTGTAGCACCTCCAATCTTCTATCAGAAGATGCTACAAGCTGGTAACAAACTAGCTGAAGTTCAAGTAACTGGCGACAATAGCTCCCCATTGAGAAATGGTTTAGCATTGCCGGGAACATTTGCAGGCTTCCGTTGTTACAAGTCAACTGCGCTTAACAGCACAGGTGGCACAGACCAAGTGACCCTAACTGACGCATCTGCAACTCTTGCAACTGATGCTTCTGAGAACATTGTTCTTGCAGGTCACATGTCAGCAGTTTCTACTGCATCCCACATCGCTAAAACCGAAGTGGTTCGTTCAACTGAATCGTTCTCTGACGTTATTCGTGGATTACATGTTTTTGGGCAAAAAGTATTGCGCCAAGAAGCTGTTGTTCGCGGTGTCATTGACTTCGCATAGAGGAGATTGACTAATGGCTACTTTTGACCATACCATCACTGGTGGTGGAACTGTAGGACATCCCGCTCATGCGATTCGTCCTTACATCGTGCAGTCAAAAATCTTTGATGCTGCCGATGACAACCTTACAGCTAACGATGTTATCAAGATGATTGACCTTCCTGACAACTCCATCGTTCTTGGTGGTTGTCTAGACGTTCTTGAAGCTGGTGGTTCTAGTGTGACTTTTGATGTTGGTATTAGTACTGACATTGATGCCTTCTGTGATGGTGTCGATGGCAACGCTGATGCTATCTACAACTTTCACCCAACAGCCGCAGGTATTAACACTGTAATTGCTACAGATGCTATCCAAGTTAAAATCTTGGGTGCAGACTCTGCAGTAGTTCGCTTCCGTGTTATTGCTTTGATTGCTGATATTGGCGACCCAACTAAATTAGTACAGACTGCCGCAGTTCAAACTGGGGTCTAATACTAACACTCAGGGGGCAGGGTAACTTGCCCCTTGAACTCTAGAAAGGTAATTGACTATGACTAAACGTAAAGGTCTATATGCCAACATCGCAGCCAAGCGTAATCGTATCAAAGCAGGTAGTGGAGAGAAGATGCGTAAGGCGGGTAGCAGTGGCGCACCTTCTAAGGCTAATTTTAAACGTGCATCACAAACAGCAAAGAAGAAGTGATGGCACGTAAACCTGACAACATGCCCAAGCGAAACAAGAAGAATTTCCGACCAACCAAGTCGGGAGCAGGTATGACTGAGGCTGGTGTTAAAGCGTATCGTAAGAAAAATCCCGGAAGTAAGCTGAAGACGGCTGTTACGGGTAAGGTTAAAGCAGGAAGCAAGGATGCAAAACGTCGTAAGTCATTCTGTGCTAGGTCTGCAGGACAAATGAAGAAGTTTCCTAAGGCGGCTAAAGACCCGAACAGTCGTCTGCGTCAGGCACGTAAGAGGTGGAAATGTTAAACATGTTGATAGGGCCTGTAGCTGATTTAGCAGGTACATGGTTAAATGGTAAGGTAGAAGAGAAGAAGGCTCAGTCAGCAACTAAAGTAGCTAGGGCGCAAGCCGAGGCTGTAGTGATGCAGAAGAAAGCTACTGGTGAAATTGATTGGGATTTGGAAATGGCGAAGGGTAGCCAATCCTCGTGGAAAGATGAGTGGTTGGTAATTTTGTTTTCAATACCCTTAATATTAGCCTTTATTCCGGGGATGGAGGAAGTAGTATCAAATGGGTTTGCACAGCTTGAAGCCATGCCACAATGGTATCAGTACAGTCTTGGCATTATTGTTGCCGCTTCTTTTGGTGTACGCAGTGCTACTAAACTCTTCGGTAAGAGGTAGTCCTAGCCCCGATATAGAATTTGTTAGACCAAAGAAGAAGCAATGGCCGCACAAACAATTTTAGAATATAAGATAGTACCTCGTTTAATGATGCTCGTAGTGACAGTTATGTACATTAGAGTAATTGAATGGGGTATGTCCTTAGATGACTTGAGTACACAGCAGAGTGCGATGATATCTGTAGTCTCAGGTGCGATGACAGGAGCGTTTGCAGTATGGTTAGGTTCGGAGACTAAGAAATGAAGAAATCAGTACAAGCACCCAAGGGATTTCACTGGATGAAATCAGGTAACGGATACAACCTTATGAAAGACCCTAAGGAAGGTTACAAATCCCATAAAGGTTCGTCTAAGAAGGCATCTTTTGATATACAGAAGGTTCACAAAAAATGAACATAGACAAGTTAAGAGAAGAGCTAGCCGAAGACGAGGGGTGTAAGTATGAAATTTACCTCGACCATCTAGGGTTGGCTACATTTGGAATAGGGCATCTAATAACAAAAAATGACCCAGAGTACGGTAAAAATGTAGGCACTGTCATAGAACAGGGTCGTGTACAGTCTGCATTTAATCTTGATATCGCTGTTACAATAGAAGACTGTCACAGGCTCTATAAAAACTTCGATGAACTACCCGAAGAAGTGCAATTAATTGTTGCGAACATGATGTTCAATCTTGGTTATCCGCGTCTGTCCAAGTTCAAGGGTATGAAGGCAGGAGTCGATGCTAAAAGCTGGTCTTCTGCAGCCGATGAGATGGTTGACTCAAGGTGGTACACCCAAGTCCCTAACCGCGCAAGACGTTTGGTAGATAGGATGAGACAGGTAGGTAGAGATGGCTAAAGCAAAGAGTAAAGTTAATCAAGCTGGTAACTACACTAAGCCTACGATGAGAAAAAGACTATCTATTTTAGACGATGCAGCAATAAGTTTAGAAAAGTCAGGGTACTATAAACATTTCCCTGAAGACACATATCAATCCCTAGTTATAGAGAGAAGGAAATTATATAATGGCTATTAACACAACAAGAGCAAAACAAATCAAGAAAAAATTCCGTAAAAACTATGGCTCAAAGCCAAAAATAACAACATCGGAGATTAAGGGAAGACGTGGGGCAGTTAAGGCTGGACAGAAAACTTACGCAAAAAAAGATGGAACTATAAGCCGACTAACTCGTGAGCAAACATTACGCACTATGCGAAAGTTAAATCAAACAGCAAAGAATAGACCAAAAACACCTAAACGTATTGGTGGTACTACTACGCTAAAGAAGAAGTAATGCCATTTATCGCAGATTCTAAAATACATGGTCATGGTGTATTTGCAGATAAGGAATACTCTAAGGGTGATACCTAAGTGGTCAGTAAATTGTATAGATAGAGTATGGATAAAATAGCCATGAGAAAAGTACCTAAGAAATCTACAGTAAATAAAGCAGGTAATTACACAAAACCAACAATGCGTAAACGGCAGTTTAATCGTATTAAAGCTGGAAACAAAGGCGGTGCTTCAGGTCAATGGTCTGCACGTAAGGCACAGATGCTTGCAGTTGCATATAAGAAAGCTGGTGGCGGTTACAAATAATATGCATATCATAAAAGGAGAGGGTTATGATAGCGGAGACAATGGCAGGTATTGCTCTTGTCAAAGCAAGTGTGGACGGAATAAAGAAAGCCATCACAACTTGTAATGATATAGGCGATATAGCAAAATATATAGATGGCATATTCGAGGGCGAACAGCAGATACAAAAGAAAAGAAGCAAAGCCCAGAAAGACCCCTTTGCTGTAAACACAATCGCTGAAGAAACCATAAACGCTAAACTTGCACAAGAACATATGCAAGAAATGAAGAACCTTATTAATATGAGATTTGGGGCTGGTGTTTGGGAAGGTATAATAGCTGAACGTGCTAGGAGAATACACGAGCAGAAGGAAGCGGAGAAGCAGGAACGCATAGAAAAAAGGCGTAGACATAAAGAGTTTGTACACAACGTAGAAATAGGCGGGCTAGTAGTAGCAGGAGGTTGTGTGGCTATTGCAATTATAGTTGCACTAGTAATGTTTTTATAAAAAGCTTGCTAAATTTACCTAGAACTTGTATAATAGAGTATTTAGGAGTTTATAATGAATTTTGTCTTGGATACCCTTAGATACAGGTATAAACACACTGCAGAAAAATCCCTACAAAGAGTCAAAGAACTTATAGTTCAAAAACCAACAGTTTGGGATGATATAGACGACGCTCTAGATAAACTGCAGAGAGACGAATCTCGCGAACAAACTTATCAATACGTTCTTAAAATCATGGAGAAGGAAGATGGCGTTAAAGAAGAGCCAACGCTCTTTGAAAAACTGGACGAAGCAGAAGTGGAGGACGAAGAGTGGGAAACCGTCCAGTAAAACTGGAGAACGGTATCTACCGTCAGCAGCTATCAAGAGCCTCTCGTCGGAGGAGTACGCAGCCACCACGCGTGCTAAACGAAAAGCAACTAAAGCTGGTAAGCAGTTCTCCAAACAGCCTAAAAAGATACGTGATAAAACAAGAAAATACAGAAAATAACGAGTAGTGAGATAGTATATGGCTAGCACGTTTCTTAGTTTAGTAAATGATGTCCTGCGAGATATGAACGAAGTAGAGCTAACAAGTTCTAACTTTAACACATCTCGTGGCGTTCAAACCACAGTTAAAGATTATGTAAATCGCTCTATAGCCGATATCATCAATTCAGAATTAAACTGGCCTTTCACGCGTTCTGAAGGGTCGACCGATGTTATCGCAGGAAAAGCACTATACAGTTACACATCTATTAGCTCCACACTAAAATATATTGATTATGATAACGTTTTTTTACAGCCTAAAAATTACATAACTAACGGAACATACGAAGCATCAGGGTCGGCAAGCATAGCAAACTGGACTACTGTAAGCGGTAGTCCTGCGGCTAGCTCTAAATTTGGAAACACACTTCTTTTAACAAATGCAGAGGCTTCTCAAGAAGTATCTGACCTTATAGTAGGACGTAGCTATACAATTTTAGCTCAGACTAGTGGGGCTACTCTAACCCTAGAAGTAGGAACGTCGTCAGGGGGTTCCCAAACTTCATCTTCTACACTAACTATCAGCAATGCTAATGAAGTGCTAATATCAAAAATAACTTTTACAGCTACAGCTATAACACATCACGTTAGTTTTACAGAGGCATCAGGAAATGCCGCGTATGTAAAGTTGGTTGAGTTAAGCGAGGATGTGCAGTCTATACCTTTAAAATATATTTCATATGAGGAATACACAGAAAGGTTTAGGGAGCGCGATGCTAGACTTAGTACAGATAAGTTCGGTGACCCAGAATACGTATATACAACTTACAACAATGAACTTGGGCTGACACCTATTCCTAAGAATAGCAACAGGGTGTTGTCCTTTGACTTCTACGTAACTAATACAGAGCTAACAGGCTCTACCGATACTTCTATTATACCCACGAGGTTTGAGCCTGTTATTATAGCTCGTGCTAAATACCACACTTACACGTTTCGTGGGGATATTCAAACAGCGCAGTTCGCACTAAGAGAGTACGAGGATGGCATAAAACGAATGCGCGTAGAACTACTCAACAGAAAAGATTATATGAGAGCAGTATAGATGTCAGATTTAAGTGGTGTTACTCCTGTAGCTTTTAACTGTCAGGGCGGTCTTATTCTAAATCGTTCTACTTTTATGATGCAACCGGGGGAAGCCTTAGAGCTAGAAAACTTTGAACCTGATGTTACGGGCGGTTATAGGCGTATATCTGGTTTTTCAAAGTACGTTTCTGCTATAGTCCCTGCAACTGCTTCTGCATCTGAGAAAATTCTTATGGTGGCTACTTTTGGTAGTAAAGTACTAGCCGCGAGAGGTACTAATATATTTAGTGCTGACCCCGGAGGTTCATCTTGGACTAGTATAGATAGTGGTAGAACAGGAGCGTTAAAGTATAGATTTGAAAGATTTAACTTTAATGGCACAGATAAAATAGTTGTTGTTGATGGTGCAAACGCACCCACTGTATTCAACTCAAGTTTATCAGCAACAGACGTAAGTGAAAGCTCAGTAGCAGGTTCTAAGTTTGTTGCTTCGTTTAAAAACCATATGTTTTATGCTGGTAAATCGACAAGTAAACAGGAAGTAGTGTTTAGTGAACCGTTTGATGAGGACGGTTTTAATTCAGGGGGTGGTGCTGGTAGTATTAAAGTTGACGATACTGTAACGGGCATAAAAGTTTTTCGTGATGACTTATTTATATTTTGTGAAACTAGAATATTTAAACTAAGTGGAAGTTCCCTTTCTAATTTTGCTGTGTCTGATGTGACAAGAGATATTGGCTGTATAAATGGCGATACAATACAAGAATTTGCTGGTGACCTAATATTCTTAGGCCCTGATGGTTTAAGAACTATCGCTGGTACTGCTCGTATTGGCGACGTGGAATTGGGTACTATAAGTTCAAATGTGCAATCTATATTTAACGATAATATATCTAGTGCATCAGAGTTTGATAGTATAGTAATACCAGATAAAACACAGTACAGAATATTCTTTACAAAGTCAGGACAAGCTGAAGCCGCAACCAAGGGCATTATCTGTGTAATGAGAGGTCAAAAATTTGAGTTTGCGGAGTTGCGAGGAATAAAACCTGCTTCCACAGACCATTTTGTATCTTCTGGTGATGTTATAGTTTTACACGGGGCGTATGCTAATGGTTATGTGTATAGACAAGAATTAGGAGATGATTTTGATGGGGCAACTATATTGGGTAAGTATAGAAGTCCTGATTTAACATTCAATGACCCCGGCATACGAAAGCATATGCAGAAGATTATTGTAAATTACAAACCTGAGTCGAGCATCAATGCAAATTTATTTGTAAGATATGATTATGAAGCGTCAGATTCAGCAAGACCTGCAGCGTATGCATTGGATTCAACAGATGTTGTAGCCATATATAACACATCAGTCTACGGAGTACCTACGTATGGGGGCGCATCACAGCCTTTAGTCAGACAGGCAGTAGAGGGTTCAGGTTTTGCTGTTGCCCTGAGAGTTAATGATGGTGGGGCTACAGCACCCTACTCACTAAAAGGATTTCAACTAGAATACAAACTTGGAGCAAGAAGGTAAATGGGAGCTACATATACTAGACAATCTTCGTATACCGATGGCGATACTATTACTGCCGCACATACTAATGATGAGTTTAATCAGTTATTAGCGGCCTTTGCCGCAAGCACAGGGCATACTCACGACGGCACTACAGCCGAAGGAGGCCCCGTTACTACATTACTGGGTAACACTCTTTCGTTTGGTGATGGTACTACTGACGCAGACATAGTTATTACATTTAATGCTAATAATAATGATGGTGTTTTATCGTGGAAAGAAGATGAAGATTATTTTGAATTTTCAGATGACGTACTTCTTGCTTCTACAGAAAAATTACAATTCCGTGACACGGCAATATATATCAACTCAAGCACAGATGGACAGCTAGACCTTATAGCAGATACTGAAATACAGTTAGCCGCTACAACTATAGACATAAACGGTAACGTAGACATATCTGGCACACTAACTATTGGTAGTGCTGGGATATCTGAAGCTGAACTTGAGATACTTGATGGTGCAACAGTAACAACTGCTGAATTAAACATTATGGATGGTGACACATCTGCATCTGCTACTACTGTAGTTGACGCAGACCGTGTTGTATTCAATGATGCTGGAACTATGAAACAGGTGGCGGTCACGGACTTAGCTGCCTATTTTGACGACGAGATTACGGCTATGCCTAATCTTGTAACAACCGCCGCTACTACTGTAGGAGCATTAAACTCTGGTTCTATCACATCTGGCTTTGGAACTATCGATACTGGCTCATCTACGATTACAACTACAGGGCTAATATCTGGTGGCTCACTTGATATTGATGATGTACTTATCAACGGTGCAACGATTGGACACACAGACGATACAGATTTAATAACGCTATCTAATGGTATTGTTACTATAGCAGGTGAATTAGAGGCTGTTAGTTTAGATATTTCTGGTGATGCTGACATTGATGGTACATTAGAGGCTGATGCAATCACAGTAAATGGCACAGCATTATCCACAGTAATCGCAGGAACAACCGTTACTAACGCAACTAATGCAACTAATGCAACTAATGCAGTACATGTAAGTGTTGCGGATAATGAAAGCACGGATGAAGAAAATCTTATTACCTTTATAGAAGATGCTTCAGCAACTGGTAACGTAGGTTTAGAAAGTGATGGTAACTTTAGTTATAACCCAAGTACAGGTACTGTTACTGCTACTATATTTAAGGGTAATATTGATGCTGTAGACGGGGACTTTGATGGTACACTTGAAGCTGATGCTATTACCGTAGGTGGCACTGCATTAGCAACAGTGATAGCAGGAACAACAGTTACTAACGCTACAAACTCTGCTCACGTACTGGTTACGGACAATGAAAGCACTGATGAAGAAAACTTAATTGCTTTTGTAGAGGGTGCAACATCAAGCACAGGCAATGTTGGCTTAGAGATGGATGGTAATTTAACTTACAATCCAAGTACTGGCACAGTAACCGCAACAGCATTCGCTGGTGATGGCTCTAATCTAACAGGAATTAGCGCAGGTGATATTGTTGGAGATACTAGCCCACAGCTAGGCGGTAACTTAGACTTAAATTCCAACAACATTACTGGCACTGGTAACATTAACATCACTGGCCATTTCACCGCAACCGATGGAAGCACAATAACCACAGCAGATAATTCTACTCAGCTTACACTAAAATCAACTGATGCTGATAATGCTGAAGGACCACGGTTAGATTTTGTTAGAGACAGCGCAAGTCCTGCGGATGATGACCAGATAGGCATTATGCGGTTTAGAGCTGATGATAGTGCAGGTACAGAAGTTACTTTTGCAGAAATAGCTACAGTACTAAGAGACGTTACCGATGGTACATTAGATGGTGAATTAAGCTTTTATGTAATAAGAAACAGTAATCTTAGAGAAGCTATGTCGCTAAGTAATGCTAATGTTATTTTTAACGAATCAGGCGATGATGTAGACGTTAGGATTGAATCTAGCGGCAATGTCAATATGTTCAAATTAGATGGTGGAACTGATAGAATTGGCATTGGAAAAGCACCAACGCAGGGCGTACTTGATGTTAATGGTGATGTATTTTCTACTGGGCTGACTGTTGATTCAACAACATTGCACGTTGATTCTACGAATAATAATGTCGGAATCGGCATAGCGGCACCTGCCGACAAGCTACATGTCTTTAAAGGTTCGTCTGGAATATCAACTTTTTCTAGTAACACTGCCATTCTTATTGAAGATGATGCGGCAGTAGCACTACAGTTTGCAACACCCAACACCTTCAATCAACAAATCGTATTTAGTGACCCTGAAGATAACACCGTAGGTAAAATTCAATATGCTCATAGCAGTAATGTCATGACTTTTGATACAGACGGTGACGAAAGTATGCGGATAACTGCTGGTCATGCAGTCATAGGTAAATCTGAGGGTGGCACTGCAAATCGTGTTAGTTTTACTCAAGGTTCTGCAAAGGCTTGGGGCGATATTGATGGTACTGGCACTGTACACCTTGATGGTAGTTACAACGTCAGTAGTGTTACTGACAATGGCGTTGGGGATTATTCACCTCAAATTGACAATGATATGAACAATGCGGCTTTTGCATGTAGTGCTATGACCTCCAGTCCAACGGCTGATAGCAACAGACCAATTGTTGCAATTGTCCAATCAAAAACCACAAGTGCAATTAACATAAAAACAGTTGGAACTTTTAACAATAATACAAATATTGACTCAGACCCTACCCACTTTACTATTCACGGTGACCAAGCATGATGGATTGGAGAAACACAAAACTTATAGATAGAATTGAATGGGCTAGGCAAAACCTAAAACCGTTTCAAACAGAATATTGCGTTGTTTATGAAGACATAAACATGGGTTGTTCTGCTATCCTTTATCCTAGTTCTCACAAGATGGCGGCTTTAATGCATGGCGGGATACATCCACCTGCGTGGGTAAAAATCAAACTAAAAGAAGATGAACAGCATCCTGACTTTGTAAGACACTCTGATTGGAATGGACACTTACTTCATGAGACAGAACCAATGCCTTCACTCACAGAAAAACAAGCGATTGAACATTTGATTCTCACCGATATACCAAAGTCTATTTGGGAAACTTGGGATAAAGGCAACAAACCAAAGATAGTTATCTGCAAGAAAACACAATTACCACAATCAAGAGAATGGCGAGACGCTTGGAGAATAGCGGCATGACAGATGTAGAACCAACAACAATCATTATAGATAAGAATGATGCATCCATTGATGCGAGTACAGCAACCATACCTACAAACAGACTATTCAGAGACGCTTGGGTTTTAAATGGAACTGTAATTACAGAAGATTTGGATACTGCAAAAGAAATCTTCAAGGATAAAATACGTGCAGTAAGAACGCCTCTGCTTAAAGCTGAAGATGTTGTGTATATGAAAGCATTAGAAGCTGATGATGCAACCGCAAAGGCGGCTTCAGTCACTAAGAAGAATGCGTTGAGAGATGCACCAGCCGCACAAGCCATCATAGACGCTACGACAATAGATGAACTTAAAGCGGCTTGGAATAGTAGCTTACTTGGCACTAGCCCTTACGCATAGAGAAGACTAATGGAAATAGACCCTATGTTATTTTGGAATATTGTTCTTACTATGGTAATCGCACCAGTGTTCTGGGCATTCCGTCAGATGTTTACAGAAATTAAAAGACTGCAAATTTTATTAAATAAAACAAGAGAAGACTATGCGACCAAGATAGAGCTACGTAGTGACGTAGACAGAGTTATGGAAGCATGTCACAGAATAGAAGATAAACTAGACAGAGTATTGAGTAAGGCTTAGATATGGCACAAGATGGCGTAATTAATACTGATAAAGAACTAACAGACCAAGTTGGGGCAATGGCGGCTACGGGAGTTCCTACTGTAGACCCTGTTTTACAGCTGGTGCAGGAAAACGAAAAACTCACTGGGGAGGGTTTGAACTTACCTAACACTGCCATAACTGCAGACCAAGCATCTACGGCTAACCTAGCAGTAAACGCACCTGTTGCAACTACAGACTTAGGGCAGGTGGGTGCAGTAACGACAACAACCCCACAGTTAGGTAATATTTCTTTAGAGTCTGCTACTCTAGACCGTCCTGACGCATACATGACCGCCCCTCAAGGGCAAGTATCAGCGGAGTCCTTATCAATTGCCGCAACCGAAGAGCTAGATGAACGTGGAACAGTTCAATATCAGCTTGGACAACTGATGTCCTCCCTAGAAGAGGGTAAACCCATGCCATCATGGGCATCCCCGCAAGTTCGCAAGGTAAATGCCATCATGCAACAGCGAGGGCTAGGAGCATCTAGCATGGCTTCTGCGGCTATTACCCAAGCTCTTATGGAGTCTGGAGTGCAAATAGCATCTGCAGACGCAAACAAGTATTCTGCTATACAACTTCAAAATCTCAATAACAAACAGGCATCTGCTCTTCAGAATGCGGCAACATACGCGGCTATGGATAAAGCAAATCTTAATGCTCGTCTTCAGGGTGCTGTTACGAACGCACAAGCGTTCCTGTCTATAGATTTAAGAGAGTTGGATAACGAACAGAAGTCTAACACCCTAGCGTATCAAACCCTAACTACGGGGTTGTTTAAGGATGCCGCTGAAGATAATGCTCGTAAGGAGTTTAATGCGAAGAATGAGCTACAAGTAGAAGAGTTTTTTGCAGAGCTAACTGTTCAAACAGAGACAGCGACTGCAAACAGAGAGGCTTCTATGAGACAGTATAACGTGTCTGAGTCGAACGCTATGAAGCAATATAATGCGACCCTAAAAGATTCGCGGGATAAATTTAATGCCAACATGGGTTTTGCAGTTGACCAGAGTAACGCTGTTTGGAGGAGAACAGTTAATACTGCGAATACGGCACTTCAAAACGAGGCCAATCGTGTGAATGTTCAGAACACGTTTGCTGCATCTCAAACCGCTTTAAATTCTATTTGGCAACAATATAGAGACAATGCTTCTTGGAATTTTCAGAAGGGCGAAAATCAACTGCAGAGAGAACACGCTATAGGTATGGCGGCTCTTGAGTTCGCAAATACAAAAGAGTTATTTGAAATGGAAAACCAACAAGAATACGCGCAGTCAATTGGTGAGTTTATTTTTAATTTGTTTAACACTAGCGAAGAGTAATGGATAGAGTATTATGTTTAATTTTGTAACAGCAATTACTAGCGCACTAGTAACAGGGCTTGGGAAGAGTGTAGATGTAGGAACAGCAGTTGTAAAGAAAGCTGATTCTTTTCTTGATAACCCTCTAGGTAAGAAGATTATGTCATCTGCAGGTGCTAGTTTCTTTGGGGATGCTACAGGGGAGCAACAACAACAACAGGCTCGTCGACAGTTTCCAACACTAGACTATGAGCCGGGACAAACTCAGAACGTAGGGCAGATGACCCCCCTTGATAATGCTAGGTTTCTACGGGCAGTAGAAAATATACGTAGTCGTCCTATAAACACGGATGTTAAACTACAGCGCATTTTAGATAACAATACAGTTCGACCAACAGCCAGAAGGAGGGCGGCCGCGTCCCCCGGAAGTACTTCTGTGAGAGGAAGAATATTAGCTCCTAAAGCTATACCAACTACAGCTACAACAACAAGAAAAGTCTGAGGAGCATACCTGTGGCAAGATTTAACGTAGACCCATTTAGCGCACCACCTGCAGGGCATTCCCTGACCGAGGACAACACCAAGTGGCCTTGGGGTAATCCACCACGAATGGTAGACCCTAATCAGGTCTTGGACATGCTTGTAGATAAATTTGAAGGCCCTAAGCGTAGACAAGAATTATTTAAGATGATGTTGGTTGGTGTTTCTATAGAGACAATTGTTGAAGGGGTCATATATCAGGGGTTTACAGAGGGGGCTTTCAGTCCTGACGTAGGCTTGCTAATCAAAGGGCCTCTTGGGATAATACTAGCAAACATGGCTGAGGAGGAGGATATTCCGTATCGCCTGTTTGAAAATGAGGATGTCCTAGAAGAGGGTACTATGGACGACAAGACCTTTATGAACCTTATGAAGAGCAACAATCCTAGAATGTTTGGGTTCATTAGAGAGGCACTAAATCAGAGTATACGCGAAGGTTCTCAGAAGAATGCCCCTGAAGATACATTCTTAAATACAGAAAAAGGGGACAAGTAGATGAGCTTTTTTCAAAATGTTGCACTAGGCATGGTCAAAGCTGCTAATCAAGACAGCAGGCAGAGAGCTATAAGAGCGCGAGAAGACGAGTTGTTGCGGGATGAGAGAGAAGCTAATTTTTCTAACATGCTATACACAGGAGTTATAAATAGAACACTGGATAAGAGTGTACTAGAACAAGACTTGGGAACGTTAATGTCTCGCGACAAGTCTAGTCTGGGAGACTATGTTATACAGCCTAGTCAAATACCAGATATAATGAATTTCATGAACCCCTATTTGCAGGATGAACGTGTAGACCCTACTGCACTAGCAAATTATTTACGCACTGAGGGAGCTAGCACACAGGGTGCATTATCTTTAATAGGGCCTGCTCCTGAAGAAGAGGGTGAGGACAATAGCCTTGAAATCTTAAAGTGGGGAGCCGAGCTTGTTAAGAACAAACTGATACCGCAGGAAAAATTCGATGAAGTTAAACTAGAGTTTGAAACCACGGGGAAAATTAACCAAGACAGTTTATTCAACGCAATAAACGTGGTATCAGAAGAGGCAAAAACCCACACTGTAGGAGGACATACATTTCCCTACTTACAGCCTAACTTTGGAGAAGCTGACGAAATTCTAAACAGTGTAGCCTTGTTGGAAATTCATTTAGCAGACCCCACGGTTCGTAAAAATATAATAGCCCAAGCTACTGAAGACGAGGGCTTAAAGTCTTACCTAAATCAAATATATACTCGTAACAATGTGTACTATAACTCTACCTCTAGTAAAACAGATGTTGAGGCAGGCATTGTACAAAATCAATATTTTCAGTACGACAAGGATGCTCCTAACTTTTTAGAAGTTTTAAAGGGTGTGGGTATTATACCTAATAGTCAATTTAAACCTGCCGCGTTTGGTAATGATACCCAAGCAAGCACAGGAACAGTTTTTATACCTGACAATGAACAACCAGAAGAAGGGGGACTTATAGGTATTTCTGTTCCTGAACAAATGATAATTGACCAGTATAATGTTGATTCTAAGATGTTAGATGGATTAGCAAATCATCACGATATGGAACAGGGAAAAGACCAACTCTATACGAACCTAGATTATTTGACATACTCTGAAGCTCCAGAACCTAACCTAGATGCTACAGCATTTGTTCAGAGTGAAGATAAGATGGAGTCCGTGGCTACTGGTGCAAAGCTTATACAGGTTGGCGCACAGAATATGTTTTCATTAGAGGGGGGCGCAACTAGAGGGCAGGTAGATGCTACATCTAGTCTTCTCATAAATGTAGGGGGAGGAACAGCAGAGAACGGTTATACCAACCTAGATACAGGAAAAATGACCCGCGCAGTATTTACTATCACTAAACCTGACGCTAGACAATACGGTAAACCCTCTAGTCATCTAACTGGTCAAACAGGAACACAATACATGTTAGACCGCAAGTTTGATGTGGAAGGGTTTAGAGAACAATCAGAGGCCGCTAAAGAAGCTAATGAAATGTTGGCTGAGTTAATTCGTCTTCAAGAAGAATTGGGTGCGCCCGGTATAGTAGCGATAGTAGAAAAGTTTGCTCTGGGTTTTGTAGGGCAGGGTAAACAAATAAGTAATTTGTTTAGCATCTACGGTGAGCAGAGTGACCCTACATTTAGTGATAAGTTAGCTAGAGACCAAGGGACAACAAGTGCTACTCTGCAAGAGATAGCTAGGGAAAAGTTAGGAATAGGCAGAGATGCAAAGCTTAGTCAAGCGCAAGCACTACGACTAACCCTAGCCGCTAAAATGGCTCGTGCGGTAGACCCATCAGGTCGTCTATCTAACCAAGATTTTGAAATACAGCTAGATAGATTAGGAAGCTCTGGATTATTTAACACAGAAGCAGGCACAATGGCAAAATTGGGTACTGTTAAAAAAGAGTTTGAAACTAGAGTTAAGAACAATATGTTTTTTGAGAGCATAATAAGTAAGGATAATATTACCTCTGAGGACACACGATTTATAAAAGCACACAATCTTGTTAAGAGGGCTGTTCTTCACCAGAAAATGAAGGGGGCGCAGAGGAGAAGTGATTTTGGAGGGAAGGTTGATGATGGTGAGGGTCAAGCATCACGAGGAAAGCCTTTCAAGGGTATAGACGGAGCTACCTTTACATTTGAAAACAAGATTATTAAAGTTTTTAATAGTGACGGTGAAGATATAACAGATAGTGAAGAAGTTAAAAATTTACTAACCAATACGGGGTCTTAAACAATGGTTCAACAACAATCGCCTGTAGTTTTAAGCGACGAAGACGAAAACAAATTTAGAAGTGCAAACGAAAGTTACACGTCCGATACCCGAACTTTAGCTGAAAGAGAGGCTGCAGGAGAGGTGGTAGTGGACGATACACCTGTGACCTATACAGAAGAGGGCATTCCTAGGTTAACAGTATCTGCTACTCCTGTAAAATTAAAACCAAAGCCAGAAGCAAATGTTCCTGAAATCGTTTCAGTTACGTCCCCTATTGAGAGTGTTATCCCACCTAAACTTAAAGTTCCTAAAGTTACGTTTAAGAGTTTACAAACAGAAGCAGAAGAGTCCGTTGCAGAGAAGAAGGCGCAAGTCACCACATATGATGACGTGGTTAGAGAACTTGAGGCAGGTAATGACGTTACTATAGATACAGGGGATGGGGTTCAAACTTTTACGGGTACTCCTAGTAACGCGGCACTTGCTAAAAATGAAAGTGTGGCTACTCAGATAAAACTTGGTTTACGCTTACAGAACCAGAACACAAAAACCCAAGAAGAAGAAACCTTTCCTGATGAACCTAAGATTTCCTTTGTAACCCAGACGGGAAGAATAGATACCTCATCCCTAGACCCTGAGTTTAGACCCCACGCACAGGCGTTCGCAGAAAGTAGAAAAGCTTTAGACGACGTGTTACGTCCCATAATAAATACAGGCAGACCTGACATTGATGTGGCTGTCCGTCAGTATTTTATAGACGATTTTACCACGGGGGACATCCTATCAAACCTTAATAGGAGACTAGCTGAGACAGGCAGGGCTGTACCCATACTCCCTACTTTTGGAGCGCAATTTCTTGGAAGTGCTGTAGAAGCAATTACACGTGCCAATCGACTAGGAACTACTTTTTCGGAGGAGTGGGAAAGTCTGGCAGGTAAGAGAGATGAAGCTCTCAAGGATATATTAGAACAAATAGACGAGTTTATACCTGCTCCGACAATGGCTATGGGCTTAAACGATGCGATACGAGAGAGAGCAAAAGAGGATTTTGAAGAGGGTAAATTTAGCGACGACCCTGAACTAAACAAGGCAATATATGAAGACTTTGTTTTTGAAACTTCTCGTATAAATGGAGAGAAGGTAGAACGACAGTTTATTGACGAGGAGACTGCATATCAGATAATTGAAGAGTCCTTTAGTCAGATGAATGGTGTTGAGCAGTTTGTAACGATAGCTGGAGAGAATGTACTTGGCGGGGGTATACTAGGCAAAACAAAGAATATGTCGGCTGCCAAAGAGTTGGCAATAGCCGAAAGGTCGCGCAAACTGCTAGGGGCAAGTGACGATATTTCTGTGTTTGATTTACAAAAATTAGCCCTAGAACAGAGTAAGAAAATAAAGTTGAATGATGACCTCTTAGAGTTAGCGTTATATAACAAAGCTCTAAGTAGAGAACTACAGGATGCTAAAGTCCGTATAAAAGCTTTAAAAAATCAAGCCGCAACTATTGGTATTTCTTCAGTAGAAAAAGAAAGACTTCTAGCAGAAGCTCTAAACCTATCTAGAATGAGAACAAGAAACTTTGCTAGAAGAACATTAAGCCCGTACATAAAAGAAGTTATTGGTGGAGAAACTAGTGTGGCTCTTGCGGCTACTATAGGTAGAAATACTCTAGAAGGCACTTTTGGTATGTCAGGCGACCAAGCGGAATTAGCTGGTTTTGCAGGGGGTCTACTAACTGAGGTTTCTGGTGCTAACAAACTTTTGTTTAAGGGTGGCGTAAAACTTACAAAGACAGCAGTAGGTGTTCCGTTAAAGGGAGCATTAAATCTATCTCCTGAGGGAATCAGAACCCCTTTCAACGCTATGATATCCAAACTTACGCAGGCTGATTTAACAGTGCAACAATATGAAGACCTGTTCCTAGGGTCAAAACTAAGCTTAGATGAGAGAAGAGGCGTTATAGCTGCATTTAAACAAGTTGAAAAGATGGATGACGAAACAAAAGAGTTTTTCCTAGAAACTCTCCAAGCTCAACTTGATATAGAAGATGACTTGTTAAAAATGTTTCCTGAAGGGGAAGAAAGAATGAGGGCAGGAAAATTTCTTCGTCAAAGTCTTGCGGAGTTAACAGGATTACCCCGCGCTATATCTGCTTATCAACTAGCTTCAGAAGCTACCTCAATACGGAAAGCTAAGAAGGGTGGTTTAGGAGCTATGCTAGAGTCTGCGGTAGAGGTAGATAGAAGAGTTGCGAGAGCGCAGATACTGATTGATGGATTTAAAAAACATGCTTCGGAGTTTGCCAATCCAGACCAGAAGGCGGCAGTCTTAGAACTTATTGAAACAGCCAATGCTACTGTACAACGAGTAAAAACAGATATGGATTCAGAGTTTGTTAAGATGAACAAACATATTGATAAGATGATATACGATATAACTTCTGACATATCTGAGCCTCTACCAGAAACATTCTACGAAGATTTTGCGGAAGCGAAGGCTGTCCTCAACAAGAGAATAAACACAGGCGATAGTAAAGAAATTATAGAGGCGTTTTCAGACTTGGATGATAATAGAAAATACAGCCTAGATATATTAAAAGCTTTAGAAGACCGTTTTGAACAAATTCGTTTAGTACGAGATAGAAGACAGCTACACAGGAGTAGTCTAGAAACTGCTGTAGAAGCGATGATATTTGAGAGGCAGGGTAACTTAGCAACAAAGATGGATGCCGTTTATGATGATTTTAGAAAGTTTGTAGCTGAAACAGATAGACCTAACATAGACATATCGGAAGCAGTATCTGAAATGCTTCGTCTTGCTAGTTCTGATGACAAGGACATTACAACTTTCTTCGGTCCTACTTCTACTTTCTTCTCTGGTTACTTGGGTAGAAAATCTATGAAGATGTTTGACAGGATGGTTACAAGAGGGCTGGACAAGTTCAACGAAGATGAAATATCTGAAATGGCTCGTGAGATAGTTGAGAACAGTGGGGGTAGGCTTACTGTAGATGATGTAGATAATCTTATGAAAACTAACCGTACTGGCTTTGGTTTACTTCTTCATCAAACAGGAGCTGCAAACATATTTGCGAATGCAAACATAGAAGAAGTGGAAGAGTTTCGTCGGGCTTTTAGGGATTATGGATATAAAACATCGAACCCTGCGGTTGCTCGTGAGTACAAACAGTTTGAAGAACTTATAGATGGAATTATGCAGGAGGGCGACCCTGAAGCACATAAAGTTTTAGTCAAAACCAGAAAAGTGTATACACAATTAAATGACCCTAACCGTCCCAATTCCCCCTTGAACAGGATACTGCGTTCTAAGGTTAAGGACAAAGAGTCTATGGATTCAAGTCCTTACGCAGGTATGTATAAGAACATAACACCTATAAAATTATTTGACGAGATTGGAAAGTCTGTTCGTACAATGATGTCAGGGGGAGACGAAAAACCTAGAGCAGTTTCAAACCTAAAAGAACAGTTGGGATATCTAACACAACTATTCGGAACACCCCAGAAGGGTGGGGAAATACGGATTGATTTACGAACAGAGGAAGGTGAGATAGCCATTGATTTAATAGAGGAAGTACTAGAAGCTATTATCTACGATGGCTGGGCTGCAGATTTCTTATCTAAAAGACCTGCTGTAGGCGCACGAGTTGACCCTAGAAATTTGGGCTTTAAACAAACTGTGATAGATGAGCTAGAAGCCCTAAACGATGAGTTTTTGATAAATGTAGTAGACCTAAAAGGTAAAGATGAGCGGGTACTAGCTGTCAACATAACAAAGTTAATCAGTGAAGAAAAGGATATTGCTAAGCTGGTTGTCCAAGGCGGTAAATTTCATAAGCAAGGTCAGAAAGCAGCCTCTAATTTAAGTATTGCATTAAAGGCAGGAAAAGAAACTGCACAAATTGTAGCCAACGAAGAACAAGCAACTATGAAAATTCTAGAAGATATCACACAACTTAAAAACTCTGGAGATTTTTACACCAAGTATATACGAGAATATGGTAACTTGGATGCTCTGAGGATGCAGTTTGTAGAGACAGTCAAGAAAGACCCTAGCATGGCAGGGGTAGATACTGACTTTCTATTCGATAACGCAATCTACAATCTAACCTATCAAGGTCTTATGCAGGTGGGGGGTTACGGTCCTGTTGCTAAGAAAGCAGCGGGACGAATTGCTGACGCACAATCAGCAGGACTACTGGGAGAGGGCATTGTTATGAACGGTTTCTCCGACGTAGTTGGTGCTTTGGCTGAACTTGAGAACCCTGAAGTTTTGAAAAACTTAGAGAAGGTTATGGACACCGAACAAATAGGACATATCAGAAACATATTCACCTACCTTGCAAATCAAAACATAGTCCAGACTGCTAACGAATTAGTTGCTACCAAAGGAATAAGCATGAATGAAGCACTTAGCCGTGCTTACAACATAGCCAGAGGACTGGTTAGTCCGACGTACGTTGCATCGGATGTGGGGCTTCGTGTGTTAAGAAAAATAAACTCTGATGCTCTTATGTTAGCCTTTCAGAGTAAGGAAGCAGGTAGGATAATGGCTAAATTACTTATGTACCCTAAGTCTATGACACCAAGAGAACTTAAAACTTTTGATACTATATTAACAGAGTTTTTGGTAACAGAAGTATCTAGAAAACAATTAGAGATAACTCTAACAGATTACTTAGATTCATACACAGGAGAAAACAACGATGAATAGAATGAAGGGCGACCTAAATAAGGACGGCAAGATGTCTGGCTATGAAAACGCTAGGCAGACTGCCATAGAAAAAAACATGAAAAAGGAGAAGAAGATGGCAGGCGGTGGAATGATGAAACCCATGACTAAGATGGGTCACGGTGGCGAAATGAAGAAGATGGGCAAGGGCGGTAACATGATGAAAACCTACGCTTACGGTTCTATGGTTCGCAAGCCTATGCAGATGGGAGGCATGGCAATGTCAGCTAACCCTATGGCCCCTCGTGAACAGAAGGGTATGGCAGGCGGTATGTCTGGTATGATGTATGGTGGCATGATGAAGAAGAAGAAGTCTTAGGTACTTCTACCTGCCCTAACACACTTGTACTTAAATAAATGGGGAATACCTGACGGTTCTACTAGGTGGATAATCAGGTCTTCTCTCATTTTTTGTGCGCGAATGATGCACTCTTCTTCTGTAAAGTAAGGACCGTAGTCGTCCACCCATTCTGTGCATCTAGGTTCTTGATTTAACATGTAAGCGCAAGATAATACGTAAGCTGTAAACATCACACATACCTTCCTGAGTTATTCATAACTTCATCTGCATTCTGTCTTAGGTAACGTATGAGAGACGATACCTTGAATGTTCCTTCATACTGGGGGAACTTGTTCTCCATCTCCCTAGCAAAATCGTCGGGGTTCACAGAGTTATACTCTAACTCCACGTTCCCGTCAGTATTAAGTTTGCAGGTAAGACTAAACAAGTCTGCTCTAGGTTTCTTTGGCATTCTTGTAAGCCTTTATAACATCTGAAGAAAACAACTTCTGCAGATTAACAAGATACATTCTAGACGCACCGTTGTCCCCGCCCGACACGGTGCGTTTTTCGTCTAGGTTATCTATGATATGTTTGAGGGACGGCACATCAAAGACGAGTGTTGCAAACGTATCGTCTCCTATGCACAGGTTGTGAAACCAGTAGTCTGATTCTGTAGACGATATGCCAGAGGGTTTGCCATAACATTCATACTCTATAGCAATATTACCTGTTCTAGCCCACATGTTCCGTTCTGACTTAACTTCTATTTTCTTGTCTTGCAACATGTCGGCAACTCGCTGTTCACGAACTTTACCATAAGATAAATCTAGGTCAAACTTCTTTCTATCCTGTATTTTCGGCTGTAGGTTCAACTTCTGTATCCTCCGTAGATTTTATTAGTTTAGCAATAAACACCTCTTTGGCTACTCGTACCTGAGCTATTTTTAAATTTAATTTATTCTCATCATCCTGCAAGAGCCTTACCTGTGTAGCAAGATATTTCTGCTCTTCAGTCAGGGAGTCTTGGTCATATTCTTTCCCGTTTATTTTCATCATTACCTCTAAATCTGTGTCTAAAAAATACTATTAAATTAATGACGGTGTTGACGCTGATAGCTGTAATCATACCAACCTCCCACCAGTTTGGTGTATAGTCTATAATCATCCTGCGTTTAAGTCAACCACTTCACATACTCCTGCAGTACAAGCTAACTCCCGTGAGCCAGAAGTGTTGTCCTCTTTCTCAAAGTCTGCCATCTTGTCCCAATCGATAGTTACATGCTTGTGGGCAATTTGCCACTCATTATAGGCATCCACGTCTATGTCCTGATAGGGTGCTTGCTGATAGGTGTGGTCAGAGTGTGGCAGGAAGGATACCCCAGAAGCAACGTCAAAGTTCTCATACACCCATGCTCCTACTCCCATCCACTCTTCTTCCTTGACGGTTATGGTGACACTAGGCTTGTGTTCACACCAGTTGAGGGCATATGTCTTCCACAACTCCAGTTGTTCTACAGCAGTTAGTTGAGTACGTGTGACTGCTCCAGTAGGAGACTTCATAGCGAAACTAAATACTGTGGTAGACTTTGGTTTCATCACATCAGGTTCGGCAGGAACACCCTGCTTTACCAAGAACTGCGTCAAGGGGTCTTTGTTGTCACCCCTGACAGTGCGTATATAATAGTCATTATGTCTAGCGTGAATACCGCTAGCCGCGTCCACTAGTTGAGACACAGTACCCGACGGCTTTACACAAGTAATGGCAACGCTCTGTGGGATTCCAAGCATCTGGGCATACTCTTTGTTGACCGCTACCGCTTCGTCTCTCATCTCGCGCAACCACTTTGCGCTGTCTACGTTCTTTGATAGAACGGGATGGTCCATGATACCAGTTAAGGATACGCCCAATAAACGTTCTTCTTCTGTGTTGTCTTTCCATACTTTCCTCAAGTATTTAAAATCTGTAAGGGTTGACTGTAGTGTTCCTAGAATAGTAGCCAGACGAACTTTACGTTTCAGGCTCTTGAGGTCATCACTCTCTCGCACAACCACTTCCGATAAATTGCAGAATTGATACGGACGTAGGATAATCTCCGAACATGGATTAGTTCCCCACATATGTCCTGTCTCGCGTCTACCGTTCTTCGCAACTTGCCTGTCTGCGGCATCACGATTGAAGATACCGCGCTCACCAGACTTACTATCATACAGGGCTAACCACTCACGCATGAACGTACCTATCTCTGGCTTACCCTTGTAGGCAACAGAGTTATTAGATAGAGCGCGTTGTGGCTCGTTGTCCCACCACTGTCCTGCTTTAGCGTGAGCCATCTGGTCATCGTTTAAGTTTGACAGGCTGATTAGGGCTGACCTACGCACACCCCCAACGACCACAACCTCACCAATTTTACACATGATGTCGTGACATTCGATAGGGTATAGTCTCCTACCCTTTGCCTTTGTAAACACTTCTATACAGAACCTAAACAAGTCAACTAATGGTTGCGGTCCTGATGCTCTACCTCCCATCACCTTTAGGCGAGAACCTGCCTCTCTAACCTGAGAGACATCCCACACAGGTACTTCTCCTGCATATAGTAGTGCAATCAACTCCTTGAAGGCTTTCGCCCAGCCGGGCTTACTGTCTGCTACCTGTATCACAGTATATGAATTACTGAAAGTATCACTAACTATGGGTAGCTTATCGACGTTCTCACGTTCTACGCTGAAGCCTACTCCTGTTCCACACATAAGTATATACATACACTCATCAAAAGAACGAGGACTATCAACAGGAATATAAGAACAATTATATCCACAAATGTTATCACGAGATAGTGCAGTCCCTGCTGTCATCATTGCCCTCATAGAAGGCATTACATCTAAATTTGTTATACCCTCTACTATATCATTCTTGTCCTGCTCAGGCAACTTAACAGCGTGCTTAACGTGTGCATGGTCTAACATAAAGTTTACATATCGCTCTACTGTTTCGTTCCAATCTTCTCGACGTTGACTATCATCTATCCAACGAGCGTAGCGGGACTTGTGTATAAATTGCTGATATGTGCTTGGTAACATGTTATTCATTAGGTTCTCTTCCTTCCAATTGATTAATACGCATCTCTATATATCTTATTGCTTTCTTTAAATCTTGTACCTCATCCGTGTCATCCTTAGTTCCTGCACGCATAACATACTTTATAACGTTGCCCATCCAGAAGGATAGCTCGTTCTTCATTATAAACGATACAGGTTCAAACTCGTACTGCTCGTAATGTCTTGGGTTCTTAATAACATCAGGCTGTTGTTCTGCCTGTTCTAATCTACGTGTCATATAATCTTCATGTTTTTCTTGAGTCATTGTTCCTTACCAAAATCTACCTTTATTATATTGCCAGTTCTAGACAAGACGTTCTCTACAGCCTCATCCACCTCGTCATCATCTAACTCTATCTGTATACTATCTATTGCAGCCATAAACTTAGTACGCGCTACTCCCGCATCCCAGATAGTATCAAAGTGGTTCTCCATAAGTTCAATAATTCCTGACAGAATTACCATACCTGCAGGAACTTCTGGTTCACCATCACTAGATGTGTTCGTATCATATGCCGCCATAGTAAAGCTATCTGAATCATTATTATTAAGTATAAGATAATAACGTCCACCTAGAAGACTTGCAACCTCTAAGTTCCTATCCATTTCATCTGTTGTCATTCTTTAGCCACTCCTCTGGGATAGCACCCTCTGCCCAAGGAAATTCGTACTTGGTTGCCCACATACTGTATGTAGTCTTGCTACCCCTATAAATTTTATTTCTAGCATTTAAGAAAACTATACGGATATCCAAATCGGGGTACTGTTGCTTAATCAACAACATCTTAACCCTGTCTCCCTTATCGAAATGCCCCTTCGCTTCTATGTAAATGTCTTGGTCTACAAGATAAAAGTCAGGGGTATACACACGAGGCTTTGGTATGTACGGTAGTTTCTTCTTCTCATACTCAAACGCTATCTTCTGTTGTGATAAATTCTTTGCTATGTTTATCTCGAACATAGAACGGTACTTTGTATTTCTCATAATCCTTGAAGCAGAAACTCCTGCTTTATCCTCTCTAGCCTTCTTAATAGATACTGTTCTACTTTTGGGGTGTGTTTTTCTAAATTGTTTAGCTCGTCGCTTAATCGCAACGTCGGAAGACATATGGTTGCCCCTCTCCTTAATTGATACATTATAGCCTGTGATTCTTCTTCAATCTTCTTTATGTCCCGTGCTTCTGTGTCTGACACGAGATACCCAGACTTAGAGAAGTTGTTTTTTACTGTAAGGGGAAAGGAAGTTTGTAAACTCCTAACTTCAACAGTTGCAGAGTCGCCTCCCCTACTCTCGTGGCTCTCTACAAATACACACATCAACTGCGGGTTTAACTTCATAATCTTTATAGGATATGTTTCGGTGAAGAGTACTGGCACTACACTTTCCTTGTCTTAACTGTAGTGTACCATGCCATTGGGGGGAACTTAGCCTTAGACGTGACCTTAGGCAGATGTTCTGCATTCTTCCAACATATACTCTTGAAGGAGCAGAAGGTGCAGGTCTTAGGCATTAGTTTATTACCTGTTTCAACTTTTTGTTTTGAGACGGTGTACGTCTCGTCTGTAGGTGTGAAGGGTATCTTGAACCCTTTATCTTCTAACAGGCTACGTACGCGCTCCTTAGCGTCAGCAATGTACTGTTTCCTGTCCTCTTCTTGGTCTTCAGGAGCTTCAGCAAAAGCCCACTCTCCTGTAGACTTATTTATAGCTATCCACCCACCAAACGGCATACCCTGCGCTTCTGCATATAAGAAGCCCTGCATGATGTATCCGAATGGGTCATCCTCTTTTATGACATCGTAGCCACCACGGTTGGCAAACTTGTTATCGTATGACCAAGGACTTGTAGACTTGATATCCCAAACCTTATCTACCCCATCATTCATAATGAGGTCTAGAGTACCCTTAACTATTGTACCGTCTATGTCTAGTTCACAAGCTCGTTGAGTATCCACAACTTTGACATCCGCAGACTTGAGAACAAACACAGCAACAGCTTCAATCAAGTCACCCATCAGGAAACGCATGATGTCGTTATACCCCATCTCCTGCTTGTTACCCTGTTGCTCTAGCTTCTGCTGACATAGGGGACGACCAAGCCCCGACATACGTATTCGGTAGCCTTCTTTGCGAGATAGTTGTTTTCTAAGAGACTCTTTGCAGTCCTCACCAAACTGCTCTATTAAATGCTCAAGACGAGAAGAGTCTACCTCTCCTCGCCCTGCACGTTTAAGAAAGTCCTGTACTTCAAACAGGGCTAACATTAGCCGAATCGTTGTGCTAAATCAACGTCCTCGTCTGTTGCTACAAGTTTGAGGGAGTCACGATGCTCCTGTAGTACCTTCTGATTAGAAGCAGACACACCATCATGGAAGCTCTGTAATAGTTCCTTAGCTTCTAAAGTGAAGGGTATTTCCTTGACCAACTCTGGTTGTGGTATCCAGTAGGTCACCCCACCATTCGCCATACGTTTAGTCTTCAACTCTATATAAGCAGTGGGCAGTGGTATCTTATTACCAAGCTTCTGATTAATAAAGTCATTTATAGGTCTAAACCCTGAACGCTTGAAGTAGGATATGAATGGTAAGTCTTTTACAGGGGTCTTCTTACCTTGTGCATTCTTAGCATCAGGCATATCGACCTTACCATATAGTATCACGTTGCACGTCACCGACTTACTAAGAAGCAACTGCGGGTCATCATCAGACAGCCCCTCCTCTTCTGCTCGTGTCAGTCGTCCACACTTCATCGTCCCCAGTTTGTCAGGGAATGAGTCAGACATCTTCTTACGTTGCACTGATTTGCAAGAGAAAGTGTTCTCCTCTGTGTCAAATACAGAGTACTCGTAAGTCCTCATCATTGGAACTATAAAGGCAGATTCGGCATACACAATCTCTGAGCCATTATACATCTTCCATGTACCACGTTTTAGGGTTTCCCCATTCTCCGTGTCTGCATCGTAATTGATGCGAAGCGATGACAGTGCATCACTCTTTGATTCAGCCAATCCGTCCTGCCCTAGCATGGCAATAAGACTAGCGTTATCATCTCCTACATTAACGTCAAATTCATTAATTAAGTCTAAGTCTGTACCCATTTCTTTCTCCTTGGGTTGGTTGCGTAAAATCATTATACTTCTAAGACAGCTTCTAAGTCAAGCCAGTTTTTACCCATCTTTAATTCAATGCCTATTGGCATGTCATACTCGTTACCATAACGACGAAGTGTCTCCTGTGGTAGGGACAGCATCGCTTCAGCCATAATATCAATGCACTGCTGTTCTTCAGAAGGGTAAACATCTATTACTATAGAGTCGTGAACTGTGTTGCAAATGAGAGATTTCATACCTGCATTTTTCATATCGTGATACAACTTAACCAAGGCTATAGGCAATAGGTCAGCCGTAGCAAATCCCTGCACAGGATAATTACATATAGCAGTGCGGTTAGTAGCAGTACCCCAATCTGTCCACTTGGAATCTGGGAAGGCATACACCCTGCCCGATGGTAGGGTTATTTCTTTCTTGGTTACAGCATCCTTCTGTAAGTCCTTGTGCCATTCTTTAACACCCGCATACTTCTCCTTGAATGCTCTGTAGTATCTCTGTTGGCTATCCGTCCCGCTAACTCCACCGTATAAAGGCTTGAAAGTATGAGCTTTTGCCTCTTGTCGGGTGCAGCCAATGATGCTAGCAGTGTAGTTATGAACGTCTGTTCCTGCCTCTACATCAAGTCGAATGTTATCATCTTTGGCTAGATACCCCGCAACTCTGAACTCCAGTTGTGCATAGTCCCCCTCTAGGATTGACCCTCCCTCGAACCTACTCTCTATCGCCTTACGAATGGCAAACGTCGAACCCCGTGGCATGTTCTGGAAGTTAGGATTACGACTAGACAGCCTACCAGTAGCTGTGATGCATTGCATATACTCTGTATGTACAAAGCCCTTACTGTCGACATTGTTGAACATACCCTCTACAAACGAACGCAGATATGTTCGCAGGGCAGAGTATCGTATGTAACTCTGTGAAAACTCTTGAGCTTCTCCTCGTAGTGTTAGGGACACGTCCTCTAGTGTAGTCTTGTCTGTCTTGAAACCCCCTGATGCTGTATCGAATGCGTCCCGCGGCAGAACTTTGAACCCTGCCACCTCTTTAAGCTTCTTGTATCGGACACCCTTGCCTTCACAAAGCTTGCAGATACGAACAGCCTTCCCCAGACTACCATCCTTCTTGAGCGGAGAATATCGTCCTGTACCCCTACAGGCAGGACACTGTGAACCCTCCGTTTTATAGACCACATCTGTGTGTCGTATGACATGATGCTTAAACTCTGTGCGCGTCATGCGCTTACGTAGTTTTGGTTTCTTAGTAGCCCCGCGAAACTCGTGACCAAGATTGAAGAGGATAGCCCACTGCTTCTTGTCCTTTACCTTGCAGGAGTATAACAGCATAGACCTATCATCGGGACTATCCAAGTTGACAGGAGTATCACCCATAGCATTCCGTGCCAGTTCGTTAAGCCTACGTTCAAGGACGAACATCTCCTGCTCGTACTCCTCTTTAATCTGTAGTAGGGTGTCTGTGTTTATCTTAATACCGTTCTGCTCTATGTGAGCCAGAACATCCGTCATCTCAAACGACAAGCGTAGTGTGGGTAACAGGTTCATTATATATCTCCTCAAAAGATGAGCCAAAGGCTTTGAGTTGTTCTAGGGCTACTTGCTCTGTAGCCAGTACGTCGGCTATACCGTACTCTACTATCGTGTCCCACGGTATATCATAGAAAGTCTTGCCCTCCTTGAAGTAGGGAGTAATGAGGTCTTTCTCCTTCTGCACTCCACCATACTTCTCTGCAACAGAAGCAAGCGACAAAGCCCAACGTCTTGCCTTCGATAGAATATATTCTGAAACCATCGTATCATAAACTTTCCCTTCATACTTAAAATTAGATTCGCGTATCCACGACAGGTCAAACTTGATGTTGTGTCCTATCACAATGTCGGCACGGTCTAGCTCTGATTGAAACCTGTCGAACGCATCGGGTGTTGGTTCTTCTGTACTGTGGTAGTAACAGTCGTAGGTTACGTCTTCCTCGTCCAACCACTTGTATCCTATTGCCACGAGCATATTGCCAAAGTAGGGCAGGGGAGTAGTAGAACCGTTAGACTTCTCCTTGTGGGTAGTCTCTACATCAAAAGTGAGGATGTTAGTCATGCTCCCCCCCGTTGCCCCTGCCTAGCCCACCAAAGTATTGAGGTCTGCGCTTTGCTGTCTCGAATGTTCCAACAGTGGTGAATATACCTGCAAGTATTAGAGCATGTATGATAGCACTAACACCGAAGGCAAGAACTGAGCCTAGATACATACTGAATATGATGCACCACATCCAAGCCAAGACTTGCATTATCATGTGTCGAGTATTCACGTCAGGTATGTTAGACAGCGGGTTCTTGGTGCTGTCCATGATGTTTCTATATATTCCTAGCATGAGCAAACCGCCTTCCTCAAAAGTTCTACAACAACTACGTAAGCCCCACAAGCAAATACAAACATGATAAGAAAACGCAACACATTGTCCATGCTGGGGTCTTGCATCTCATCCTTGTTCATCCAGAAGGTAAGTATCTTAATAAGCATCAGTAGTATACCCCCGTGTTTATATCAATATGACTTGTAAACATACCATGCCACCCATTGAGTTTGTTCTTGGATATGCAGATATGCCGTGCGGTGTTCTCCTCATCAGAGCCACCCGTCTTGCCAATACCTATGATAACATCCGCTTCTCCTGCCTTACCAGTTCGCGAACCATCTAGCATAGCATAGTCAACAAATTGACGGTCATGGGCATCGTAGCTAGCCTGAGACACAGACCAGAGTAGTAACTTGTTACGCTTGGCTATCTCACGAGCCATCACATACGTTTCCTTCAGGCGTTCGTCGCCCCTGTTAAACTCACCATCTATTCTAAACTTATCTAGTTGGTCACAGAACATAACGTCAGGTTCATTTAGTTGAGCATAATCATTTAGTTCAGCCATAGACGTACCAACAGAGTCCATAACTGTGAGGTAGGGTTCTATCCTGTCTGTGTAGATAGAGTGGAGCATGTGCATCTCCTCTTCCATTGCATGTCGTGTCAGACCAAAATAGGATTGAATTATACGCAACTTAATCTTCGGGGCAGGTTCTTCATTAGCCCAGTAGACAACACGCTTGCCTTGTTTGATGTAGCTAGAAGCTAGGAAGGAACAGAACGTTGTCTTACCTACCTCAGGTCTAGCGAAGATGATACCTAAGTTACCCCTGTCCATGCCCCCAAGGTTCTGGCTCATCAGTTCCCAATCGAAGGGGAAGTCAGGGTCAGACACAGCCTCTTTAACTAAGTCGGAGAAGTCCGTGACAACCTCACTATAGGTAGTCTTGTCAGACATCCTACCATCCTCTACCATATCAATCAGGGTCTTCAGTTCCCCAAAGTGTTCGGACTCACCAGTGAAGATTGCTATAGCCTTCTCACCTATCTGCCTAGCCTTATCCCTAACCCAGAAGTTCCTGACCACATCCATCTCCAACTCCATGTTGGGAGACATCTCCGTAGGTATCGAATCTATAGTGTCGTATATTTCTTGTATCGCACTGCTTGGCATAGCAGGGTTACGGTCATATACCACCGCTGATATCTGTCGTGGGTGCATGTCTTGTTCGTACTTCTTGTGTGCGTAACCAATGCAATCAAATATTGTTGCATCCCTACCAGTAAACATGTCCTTGGTGACTATGTTCTTTACCTTCTGGTAGAACTCGTAATTGAGTAGGTAACCCAGTACCTGTTTCTCAATCGTAACTTGCGAGTATTCTTTCTCTTGTGTCATCTCTCATATCCTTCAAATCTTGATTTAAAATCATCATCTTTGTCGTTACGACATCTTGTAATTTAATTACAATATCTAGTGCCTTCTTTGTAGCATCCTTATCAAGAGCTACATAGAGCTTTTTATATCTGCGTAGGATAGGTATGTAGCTATCCAGTAGGCTTGTACCTAGTAGTGCTATTCCTGTAAAACTACATGAAACACTACAAGCACTAGCACAATCTTCAACAATAATCCCCACGCGTCCGTTACCGCAAACGAAAGGATGACCACTTCTTCCATATCTCCACCACTTCGGTTTTTCATCTGTTAAACTTCTACCAACTGCATCAACAACCCTATTGCCATCCTTAATCAGATAGACCACACGGTTACGTTTGAAATCAAATCGTAGGTCTACCCAACCACTATTGTAGGCTTTGGATACGTTGACACTCCTAATATAACTGAAAGCCTTCTCACTACGAGATATCGGGACAAACGTGTTAGGCTCTTCAAACACAAGACTAGGTTCTGCTCTTACTGGAGAATGTACTCTTAATGGAAGAGGGTTAGTGTTGTCTGTTGTTAATCGTAGTTTAGTCCGTCCCTTCGCAGTACATTGAGCGTGAAAGCAGTTGTACAGCCTCTGTCCATTCTGTTCCGCTACACTAAACGTGTTCTTCCTATGGCATAGAGGACAGTCTAGGCGCATTGTGCCGTTTGGCTGCAATGGCAAATCTGTCACATAGTTTTTAATCCAATCAGTCATGCTATAAGATGTATAGGTTACAAAAACATCTGTCAACAAATCTTTTCGCTTGACGAATGATTTTTCTGTATCTATAATCGCGTATACCCTGCAGGGCAAACCCCCCAACGAGGCAAACATGGCGAGACCAAACAAGATAGAAGAAGAAACTAAGTCGTACAATCTACTGATGACACAAGCGCAATGGGACAAACTATCCCACATGGCAAGTGAACAACAGAAGACAAGCATGGAACAGGTAAGTGTTGCTGACCTTATTCGTGATGCTATAGACCTAACCATAGAAATATACGAGGAAGACAATGAACAAGCGTGAAACTAAGACCGAAGTTGTACAAAGACCCTACGACAAGCTCTGGCTAGTCAACGCAAGAGTATCGTCTGCTAGGATAGGCTTGACAAATAAAGAACGCGTTAAGAATGGAACAGCAGTTGACCTTCCAACTTGGGCAACTATTCATGTGACAAATTCTGAACGCGAAGCAAAAAAATGGCTTGACACTAATAAAGATAAAGTGATACTCTTAGGGATACCATACGAAGTTTCTGCGTAGTATCTATAGTATGGTGTTTTCCTTTCCTTAAAGGGGGTTATCTTCGGGTAGCCCCTTTTTTGTTTGACAGGCATATACATTAGGTGTACAGCTATTGTATTGAAAGGAGTTACCATGATAAAAAGAATACACGTTAATCAGCACGTCATTCGTTCCAACAAGAAGAATGATAAGCGAGAACCAGTAATTACAGTTAAGGCGGGTAAGCAGAATATCTATTGTGATAGGGTGCTAGTCGATGGCTTGACTGAGGTAGTCTATAGTCCTGATAAGCCACTATCATGTGGTGCTAAAGTCTGGATAGAGACTAGTGATGTAGTAGAGTGTTGGGATAGGGTCGAGGGTGAGGTTCTATCCAATGATGAGGATTATATCAACAGGAGGGTGCTAGCATGAGTAATCACGAACACGAGGAATACTTAGAACGCAAGTATGAAGAGATACTTGAAATGAATGTAAGTGACTTTATTGATTCACTACCACAAGAATTTGAGAAAGATATAGTTCGTTTAATATGGGCGAGTATAGAATAAGGAGATACCAGATGAATGAATATGCAGAAGACATAATGGAAAAGCGAGAGAAGTGGTTTCAGGAATACTATGGACAACTTGAGGGATATACTATAAGCAAGTTCGACGGTATGAAGGATACTGATGGTGTAGGTGAGGATGGGTTTGCTAGTTTCATACTACACAAAGCGGGACATCAAACATTGCGTGTAGAAGTGTCTAAGGATGAGGAAGGCAATGGTGGTGGTTTCATGTTCGTATCAGAATATAAGTTAAGTAAGGAGATACCAGATGAGAGTGCTTAGTCTGTTTGATGGTATGGCTTGTACCAGAATTGCTCTAGATAGAGCGGGTGTTCCTGTGACAAAATACTACGCTAGTGAGATAGATAAGTATGCTATCAAGGTAGCGATGGCAAACTATCCTGACATAGAACAGCTAGGAGATGTGACCAACATACTCAAGCGTTCGCACCTACACAACGAACCTATCGACTTACTTGTTGGTGGCTCACCATGTCAAGGGTTTAGCTTTGCGGGTAAGCAACTAAATTTCGATGACCCACGCAGTAAGTTATTCTGGGAGTACGTCAACATATTGCGTGTACTCAAGCCCAAGTATTTCCTACTTGAGAACGTCAAGATGAAACAACAGTATCAGGACATAATATCTGATGCACTAGGGGTGAAGCCAGTAGAGATAAACAGTTCTCTTGTGTCTCCCCAATGTCGC